AAAGAAATAGAGGCAACTAAAAGTATTTCAATTGAGCAAATAAGACAACAAGAGAGCTCATACAAGGATGAATGGTTAGTTGTGGTATTCTCATTAATTTTTTTAGCACACTTTGTTCCAGCATTTCAGGAGTCTATGCTTAGAGGCTGGGAGATCTTAGAATATGCTAGTGATTACTTTTGGATAATAATTCTTACAATAGTTGGTGCTAGCTTTGGTGTGAATACAGTTAAAAAATTTAAAGGTAATAAATAATGGCTAAGAAAAAGCCATTATTTGGAGTTGCTAATTATGTTAAAGAGTCTCCAAGAAAAAGACCAGGAAGACACTCAAAAAACCCTAATAAAAAATTTTCCAGGAAAGCATATAGAGGTCAAGGAAGGTAGCTAGACCAAAAGAAATAATCTGCTAACAGTGATTTTATGTTAGACAAATTTCTTTATAATTTTTTTGCTGGAGTAGATTGGTGCTTTGATTGGCTGGATGATTGTTTTAGATCTAAGCCTAAACTTAAAAAAAAGGTTAAGAAAAAATGAGAGATACTAAAACATTAGAGAGCTTTGCAAAAAAAGTTGAAAGAAAATTTAAAGAGATGAATATCTTTAGATATTTAAGGAAAGAAGTTGAGATAGGAGCTCATGGTACTCAGAAATATGTAATTAAGAAAGGTACAAATAAAGGTAAGATAGCAAGCAAATGAGAGTGTCAGATTCAACAACTTTAAGTTTACCAATTAGAAATCTTTTAGGATTAATCTTTATAATCTGCACAGGACTATTCGCTTATTTTAATATTGTTGAAAGATTAAATAACCTGGAGACAGCAGATAAACTGCAACAGCAAGATCTCCTGGAGGCATCAGCTCAAAAGCCAATTGACCAGGAGCAATTCATGTTAATTGAATACATGTCAGGTCAATTAGAAAAACATCAAAAACTTTTAGACCAAAATATTCATACAGGTGTAATGCTAGAACAATTTGAAAAAGAAATTGAAAAATTAAAAAAAGATGTAGAAAAATTAAAAGATGCAACAAGAGATATTAAATTTAGTAATGGTAATGGAGCTCATTAATGATCAAGTTAGTTTTTGCATTATGTCTTTTTATTAATGGCTCATTAGTTGAGCACAGAATCCAGGACAGTCTTAGCACATGTTTAAAAATGAAAAGAGAGGCTGAGAGAAATATGGAAATGAATAATAAACAATTTATGTGTGGACAAGTTGAGGCTGAAATAACTACTAATATAGATGGATCAGAATCTATTCAAAAAATTATAAAAGCTAAATAATGAGCATAGAAAAATTAAAAAAAGAAATACAAGAGCTCAATAAAAAACATGAGCAAGCTATCCAAGGATATAAAAATATAATTGATCAAAAAGAATTAGAGATAGAGGAATATAAAAAGCAAAATGCAAATTTAAAAAAGAAACTCAAAGATGAAAAGAAATTTTCTAAAATGCTTTATGAGAGTCCATAATGAGTGATGAATATGATATTATCGTACTTAAAAAAGCAACAGTTGTTTATTGTGCATCTTGCAAACAAGATCCAAGAACTCCAGAAAAAGAAGTTTGTAATTATTGTTTATTAGCAGAGGTTCATAGAAGTAATGAAGATCCAGAAAAAATTCATGAAGAACACTAGCCCAAAACAAAAAGGAATGTTGTCAGAGCTCACAGCTATAGCTCATTTTGTTAAAGATAAAGATAACATGGTATTCACTCCATTAATGGGATTAGGCTTTATTGATATTTTAGTTCTAAACAAAAGAACTGGTGAGATCTCTTTTTATGATGTGAAGTTCGGCTCCAGGAGAAAGAGCTCATGGGTAAGCAAAACTAAAATAAAAAGCAGATGCAAAAAAGGTCAGTTGATTTATAGACCATCAAAATCTATACAAAATAAATTAGGAGTAAGAATTATTTATGTTGATGAAAATGGAAAGGTAATATTTTCAAATGAAACCAAAAAGAAAAAGCAAAAAGCCACCAAGCTCTTTTTTAGTCGGATCTTGTCAGAAGTGTAATAAGGAATTGTCAAATAGTGATAGCTATGTTTTGGTAGCTAGAGCTGATGACTTATCTAAAAAAACTAGGCTTTGTTATAATTGTTATATGGAATATTAATTCTAACCTGGAGCCCACTAAAGGCTCCAGGAATATAGGAAGGGAACTTAAAGAATTGAATAGTCTCTGTGCTCCATACACTTATCAATTCTCTTGTATCTTATATCAGCCTCAAAAAAGCCTTCAAGTCTTTTAATCAAAGTCTCACAATCCTCAAGATCATCATAAAAGAATTTACCTCCATTAATGGAAGATTTAGGATCATATAAAGGATTATATGATGAGCAATTTGCTAAAGCTAATAAGGTTAAAATCAAAAGTATTTTTTTCATTTATTCACTCCATTTTGATTTACATTTATAACTGGCACATCACCATAAAACTCATTAAATCCAACATCATTGCTAGTGCAGATGCATTCTCTGAATTTAATGTTTTTATTATCTTTGAAATGGTTATCGCCAATTTCTTTTGCCTGGTCAAAATTATTAGATCTAATTGAAACTTTTTTCCAGGCAGTAACAAACATTCCATCCAAGGAATATTCATTATATCTAAGAACATAGATCTTTTGTTTATCAGCCACTGATTCCTCCAATTTGTTAGTTAGCTTTTTCATCTCATTTTCAAAAGTAAAAGTCATGATTTCCTCCTAAGATCTTTTACAAATAAAAACATTTTTTGGAGATCAAGAACATTACAAGTCTCTGCAAATTCCTTAACCTCAATCCTCATTTTTTCCTGATCCTTCTTAGCTCTCTCATGAGCTCTAGCTTTATTGGAATCAATAATTTCAAAATGAGGTTCTTTTAGTTCAGCCATTTTTCCTCCCTTCTTTTAAGTAATAGCCTTCTTCATTTATCCACTTCATACGCATTGATAATTTGTTAAACAACTCATCATCAAAATTTTGAAAATCAAAGAACATAAAACTATCCTCCCTATTTTTATTCAGCTCAATAGGTTTAGCTCCGAACCCTGGAGCCATAACTCCAGTGGTTCTATTAGGATTGTTTACATCTGTGATTAGGTATTTAACAGTCACATAATATTCATAAGAACAAAATTTAGACTGCCTCCACTGACCAATATTGGTAACTTTAATTAAGTAGTTACCAGTCTTAGCCTCATCCAATCTTTTATTAATTTGATAATCAGCCATTTATAAATCCTTCTTTTGGTTTCCAATTTTTTATTTTGATAGAGTCTTTAATAATATGATCAAAATAAATAGTAGTAAAAAAATCTTTAATTCCATACTTATCTCTGCAAATTAAATATCTTTTTCTACTTATATTTCTGGCAACTAATAAAGATTCATTAGAAATTTCAGTAGGTAAATATCCACTGCCTTTACAAAAACCAGTTATTCTTTTTCCACAACCTATATTAGCTGGCTCATTATTATGACCATGTTTTCTCAAACAATTATTTTTAGTTAAAGTAAAACGATAAGTACAAACTCCACAGGTTCCTCTTTTTTTTTTCATCAATCCTCCTAATTAAAAATTATAAATGTTTTCTCCACAATCTGCCATTTCTTCTAAATATTCTTGTGGATCTTCAAATATAATTGGTTTGTATTTAGATTTTTGTTGATCAATACAATCATTGCAAACAGTACCACAACTATAACCTCTACTATCTGTTAATTGCCATCTCTCAACATTTTTACCTTTATTTTTACATTCGTAGTGAGAACATATCTTATTCATCAATCCTCCTAAGCTAATAACATTGATAAAACTGCAATAGAAAATTTACCAAGTAAAATTCCTATCAATAAAATTAGAGCGATCCCAAAAAGATCGCTCATAATTTTTTCCAACTTAAAAAATAATTTTGAAAATATATTCATTAAGCCACCTGGTTAGTTGTGAACTTTTTAACTTTAAACTTTTTAGAAGTTTCACCATTACCAAAAGTGTATCGTCTCTCAATGGTAAAACCTTTATTTAAAGATAAACCCTGGCAATGTTTAAGGTTATGAATTTGAGATCTAGTTGATCCAGATAATTTTTGATCATCCATAAATTTTTCTAAATTATCTGCTGAAACATAAAAACTTTTATGCTCACCATCAACTAATCCCCAAACGAAGTATTCTATTTTAATTGATGGATTTTTTATTTTAAGTTTACTCATACATATCTCCTATATATTTTTTTTGTTTTTTAGTTAATTTAATGACATTGCTTGGCTTGAAATTACCAAAACCATTTTTGCTTTGTTTTACTTCTGGTCTTGCTAAATCCTCACACTTAATCATTTTCTTAGTGAAACCTTTAACTCTGCCAAGAGTCCAAGCATCACCACCAGAAAAATCTCTCTGCTTTAACCAAACAAGATCATTAATTTTTAACATGGGTTTAATTTATCAAATCCTCGCATGCATGCAAGTAATTTAGGCTTGTAAAAACCCTTAAAATGCTTAGTTAATAAAACATGGCATTTATGCAACTGGCAAATATGAGCCTAAAAGAACAATTTGAGCAAATCGAATCGCTTAGAAAACAAAAAAAACTAAGTGTGGACAGTCTCTGCTTTTCATCAAAAGTACACCAATCAACTTATTACAGAATTAAAAAAAATAAAGTTTCACCAAAATATGAAACACTTCAAAAATTAGTTAAGGCTTTAAATGATTAATGTAAAAAATTTAAAAAAAATAATTAAAGTTTTAAAAGAATGCAAAGATCCAAAACAAGTTAATGGAGATCATTATAAAAATTTTTTAATTGAGCCATGGTTATTTATTAAATTAAATAAACTAAATTCATTCCAATCAAATTTAGTTAGATATTTGGTTCGTTATAAAAATAAAAATAATCCT